TTATTATAAGAAAAGAAAAAATAAAAGCTGGAAGACCATCATCAATGACGCCTGATGTTATTGCAAAATTAGAAGAGGGCTTTGCAAAGGGATTTAGCATTGATAATGCTTGCATTTGGGCTGATATATCAAAACAGACTTATTATAACTATTGTGATGCAACGGAAGGCTTTTTAGACCATTGCAAAACATTACAAAAAAAACCGCTAATTAAATCAATCCTTGTAATCAATAAAGCATTAGATGAAGGCGATGTTTCAACCGCTAAATGGTATGCAGAAAGAAAGGCAAAAGATGAGTTTAGTTTAAAGACCGAAACCGAACACTCAGGGCAGATACAATCAAAAGTGGTTTATATTGAAAAAGAAGAGAAAGAAGCATACGAACAGCATATAAATAAAATTATAGAAGATGCAGATTAAAAACCCTCAATACTTTGGACAGCTACTTCATAAGAAAGGTTTTGAAACTTGGTTTTTATATATGTTTCGATTGATTGAAGGCAGAAAGTTTATAAAAGAACCATTGCACCCTAAATTATTGCAAGCCTTCCAAGATGTCTATGATTTAAAGCATAAAAGATTGAATATCAATATATGCCCTAGATCGGCTAAAACAACAGTTGCTAGATATTTTATAGCTTATACACTGGCCACAAACCCCAAGGCTAACTTTATTTATACTAGTTATTCGCAAGCATTACTAAACGATATATCAAGAGATTTAGCTAATATTCTAACAAACCCAGTTTATTTAGCTATGTATGATAATGGTATAAAAGAAGAGGCACAAGAAGTTCAACCAATTGATGAGTTTTGGCAATCTTATATACAAGAAGAGACTGGCAAGCCTACTTTTTCTAGTAGAAAAATAACTACTGCCGATGGTGGAGTTGTATTGTTTTCATCTATTGGTGGTCAGATTACAGGTTTTGGTTGTTTTGATTATGATACTTTAATTTTAACAGAAAATGGTTATTTAAAATTAGGCTATATTGTAGAAAATAAGCTAAAAATTAAAGTTTGGGCATATAACTTTAAAAAACAAAAAAGAGAGCTTAAAGAGATTGAAAGATTTGTAAAAAACGAAATTTCGCCATTTTTAAAAATAAAGTTAGATAATGATGAGATTATTAATGCAACTCCAGACCATATTTTTTATCTAGAAAATGGAAAAGAAATAGAGGCAAAAGATTTAAAAATTGGTTTTAAACTTTTTTCTAATGCTTTTAATAATGTGAATTGTTATTCCGTATTTTTCAAAAATTGTTTTTCTAGAATTATTTTTATCAATAATAAATTGAATTTGTTCCTTGGTGAATCTTTCTTGAAGAGGATTTGCCCCAACTCTACCTCTTCGATACCTAATACCTTCGGTCTCTCTACCCCAAAAAATGCCAGATTTAATATCAGAAACATAATTTCTCGCAGTTCCAAACTCTTTTGCTATCTCTTTATATGGTCTTTTGTCACTTGCTATTTGTCTTACTTGCTCAATTGTAAATTTAGTGTTTCTATAATGAGTGCCGTGTTTTATGCTATCTTGTTCGTTATCGGATTGAGTTCCATAAGCAAGATTTTCCAATCTATTGTCTTTAGAATTCCCGTTAAGATGCCTTACTACCAATCCATTAGGCTTGCCAATAAAAGTCAAACAAACCAGCCTGTGAATTCTATGTTTTACAGATTTATTAGTTTTTATACATTTAAGGCTAATGTAGTAATATCCTTTTTTGTCAAGGCAAGGTTTAAGCAGTCTCTTTTTAATATTAGTAAAAACTTTACCACACTTACTAATAAAGTATTCTTTAAAAGAGGGAATAGGAAAATAGTCGATATTATCAATAGTAATCATTTTGAATCAAGTTATTGTTTAACCATAAAAGACTATAATAACTTTTTTATAAATAATAGTCAAGTATTAGTTCATAATTGTGGCATTCGAGGAGCAAAAGAGTTTTCAGGCTGTTTAATTATAGATGATGCTTCAAAACCCTCCGACATTTACTCACAAGTTCGCCGAAACAAGGTTAAAACATATTTTGAAGAGACTTTATTAAGTAGGCTTAATGATAGCGAAGTGCCTATTATTAATATACAACAAAGATTGCATCTTGAAGACATGTCAGGCTTTTTATTAGATAAATATAAATTCGAGCTACTTAAAATGCCCCTTGTAGTAGATGGAGTGTGTCAATTACCTTCGCAATATACACAAGACCGCCTTCAAGAGTTGCAAAAAAATGAGTTTATGTTTTTATCACAATACCAACAAAGCCCTATTTTGTCAAGCGGTGCCCTATTTAAAAGAGATTGTTTCATATTTACCAATAACTTGCCATCTAAATATGATTACACTTTTATAACTGCCGACTTGGCTTATAAAGACAAACAACATAATGATTTTACTTGTTTTAGCTACTGGGGAGTTCTAAATAAAAAATTGTATCTAATAGATGTTAAAAGAAAAAAAATAAATTCGGTAGAGATTGATAGTTGGATAAGACCTTGGATTATGCCAAAAATACAATATGGCTTCCGTTATATATGGATTGAAGATAAAGCACACGGAACTTACTTATTGCAACAATATAGAAAGGATGGTTTGCCAGTGCCTAGCGAGGCAATGATTAAACAAACACTGCCAAGAGATGGTGATAAAGTTATGCGAGCTAATAATATAATACCTTGCTTAAATTCTAGCGATCCTAATGTTATTTTAAATAATTGCATAGAAAATTTTAACGATATAATCGAAGAGTTGTTATCATTTAATCAATCTGCCAACGATGATTTTGTTGACACTTTAATTGATGCTTGTAAAATTGCATTATTTGTTAAAAAAGAGTTTTATGCCTTTTAATCATAGTTTTTTTTAATGACTTTTTATAAAAAAAAACTAATTTTTATTTAAAAAAATATTTTATCAAAATGTTATTCTTTAAAAAAAAACAAGAGAAAAAAAGCTATCGAATGCAAGACTGGTTTGCATTTAACTTTCTTAATCAAGAATATAGTTCCAATAATAGTGCTAGTGCCTTTATTAATTATTTTTATGATGCTTGCCCTGTATTTACCGCAACCAATCTAATAACTGATTCGATAAGCTCAATTGATATTGTTTTAAAGAATAAAAAAACTGGCGACTTAATTTACAAACATAAAGCCCTTGATATTCTTAAAAACCCTAACCCCTTTACTGACCCCCAATTATTTATTAAAGAGATTGCAAGTTATTATTTACTAACTGGCAATGCTTATATTAACATAATAGGCGAAACACAGCCAATTGAGATAAACACTATAAAACCAACAGATATAACAATTTTAGCTGGTAATGATGGTTATATGGGCGAATATACAGTGTCAACTGCTGTTAACTCTACAACATACACAAGAGATGCAAAAAAAAGGTTTATTGACACAAAGCGAAATGAACTAATACACTTGCGAAGTTTTAACCCTAAATTCTCATCAACAAATTTAGTTGGTTGCAGTGCTTTTGTTGGCTGTCAATTAGAAATAGCACAATTTGTAACTGCATCAATTCACAACTATTCTTTAATTAAAAATGGAGCTAGACCAAGCGGAATATTAACCCATAAAGGCACAAACGAATTACAACCTGAGCAGATTGATAGAATAAAAGATTTAATGAAAGAAAAATTATCGGGCTCACGAAATGCTGGTGAAATGGCTTTTTTAGGCGGTGATTTTGACTGGAAGCAATTATCGTTATCAATAAAAGATATGGACTTTCCAAAACTCAAACAATCGGTAATGGAGGCGATTTATAATGCTTTAAAAATACCGTTGCCAATGATTAGCTCCGAGAGTATGACATTTTCTAATATGGATGCTTCTAAATATGCTTATTATGATAATGCTGTAATACCAGTCCTTAAAAGATTATTAAAATTTTTATCTGCAAAATTACTTACAAGATATGCTGGAACCGAAGAGCTAGAATATTCTTTTGATGAATCGGCAATTGAGGCTCTTGAAACAAGAAAGTTTGAAAATGCAAAGATAGCCAGCCAAACTGGTGTATTAAGTGATAACGAAATTAGAGCAATGATTGGTTATGAAGCAATAAGCGGTGGTGATGCCATATACAAGCCAGCTAATCTAGTGCCAGTAGGCGAAGACATAAACACTGAAGACAATAGAGACGAGCCTATGGCAAAAAGCGAGTTTATAAAAATAATGAAATCTCAACAAAAACAAGATGGTGGTAGATTTTATAGTGATGAGTATATAGAATTAAAAGCAAAAGAATATTATGGAAATTGATGTTCGCAAAAGAAAGCTAGAAGCTAATTCTATACCTAAAATCAAGGCTATATTTAAAAATATGGCAAATGATGCCGAAAGTATTTACCGTAAAAATGGCAATATAAATTCTAGTGAGTTGGCAAATAATTATTACCCAGAGTTTTTAAAAGAGGTCAGGGATGTAATGAGAAAAACAATAAAAGAGTTTGGCTTTACCTTGCGAGAAGATTTACAACAAAAAGGCTTAAACTTTGGCATTGATTTTGAAACAAAAGAGATTACAGATCCAAAAGTAAAAGAAAAATTAAAAGAAGTCAATACACAGTTTCAAGAGTCCGCTACATTTTTTACCGCTAATGAAAGTGAAAGACAAGCAAAATATATAACCGAAACAAATGCAAAAGAAATATTGTTAGCAATATCACAAGAAGAAATTAAGTTTAACAATCAAAAGGCTTTGCCTGAGTGGATTATTATTGCAAGAAATATTAAAATAAACTTACTTGATAAAAGCGAAGCAAGAACTCAATTAATCGCCTCACAAGTTGTTGGTTTAACCGAAAGCTGGACTAGGCAAGAAGAGGGTGAGCTTATAGACGATACACAATTAGAAATTGACGGCAAGCCAATTGAAGTGCTTAAAACTTGGGTGGCTTTGCTTGATAAAAGAACTAGAATAACACATGCACAAGCTGATTTTCAACAGGTCAATGTTAATGATAATTTTTTAGTTGGCGGTAGTAGTGCAAAATTCCCAAGAGATCCTAACTTGCCAGCCGAGGAGTCAATTGGCTGTCGTTGTATTGCCGATTATTCTAATAAGTTTGGTAAAAAATCGTTTGAAGCAAAAGCAACCGAAACTTTCAAGCCTACCGAAGCGATGGCAACAGCAGGAGCGAGAGCCTTAGAATGGAGGCGAAAATATGGCAGGGGTGGAACAGCTGTTGGAGTTAAAAGAGCTAATCAATTAAAAAATAGAGAGAATTTAACACTATCGACAGTTAAAAGAATGTATTCTTTTTTTTCTAGGCACGGAAATTATCGCTCAACTCATTACGAGTTTAGAGATGGCGAACCTACAACTTGGCGGATTGCTTGGGATTTATGGGGAGGTGATGCAGGCAGGACTTGGTCTACTAATATTTGGGAAAGATACAAAGATAAGTAAATTATTTTTTTTGTTTTAAGCCTAAAAATTTTTTTTCAAGCTCATAAATATTTGGATTATCTATTTTACCCATCAAAAAACTAATAATCAAGTCTTTATATAGTAAATTCCAAACTCTATAACCAACTCCATAATTCCTCCACTGGTCGCATATCTTAGGGCAGTAATTGTTTTCAATAGCAAACTGCTTAACCTCGCCATTATAAGGTAATTGCTTTTTATAGTGTTGCAAAACCCATCTAAAAAATAAATAAGAGCCGTTAAATTTAATATTAATATTGATATTCATAGTTTTTTGTAATGATTTTTAAATATAAAACAATATAAATTTAAAGATATACAATATTATTGTCAATACAAATTAACATTTTTTAATTGTGAAAATAGAAAAAGAAATAAAATCATTTCCGTTTGAAGTAAAGGCGACTGCCGAAGAAAATAATATTTTTACTTTTGAAGGTTATGCATCAACTTTTAATAACATAGATCACGGCGATGATGTCGTTATCCGTGGTGCTTTTTCTAATTCGTTAGCTAAAAATTCACAAGTGCCTATTTTATGGCAACACCAAATGAGCGAAGTTATTGGAGTATCGGTGCAATTATATGAGGATGATAAGGGATTGTTTATTAAAGGTAATTTACCAAAAGATGACACCTTGGTTTCTGGGCGGATTATTCCACAAATGAGAGTTGGATCTATAAAAGAAATGTCAATCGGTTTTTTTACTAAAAATTATGATATGGCAAAAGATGGCATTAGATTGTTAAAAGAAATTGATTTGTTTGAGGTATCATTAGTAACAAAAGCAATGAACTCACAAGCCCTAGTAAGTGGTTTTAAATCATTTGCTGGCACTGCTAAGCTACCACTAGCACCAAGAGATAGAAGTTGGGACGGCACACAAGCAGAGCAAAGAATTAGAGAATATACAAACTCAATCGAAGCACCAAGTCAAGATTATCGTAAATATTTTATGTATTATGATGGACAGAATGCAGATTTGTTTGGATCATATAAATTATTGTTTGCCGATATTATTAATGGTGAGCCTCATATTATACCAAGAGCTATTTTTGCAATTGCTGGCATACTAAACGGCGCAAGAGGCGGTGTTGATATAACTGATACTGATAAAAACCGCATTAAACCAGTTATAAACCA